GGGAGGTACCAGAATTTCTTGCGCCTTCGGTGCTCGATGTTCCTATCAAGCCTTTCAAGCGATCGCCAATACCTGACGAAGGGTTGGTACCGAAAGAGGAGGTCTTTCCTAGAGCATTCTCGATACTGTCGTATTCGCCGAGTTTTTACTATGCGCATCGCGCATTACTCGACTCAGCCCTTGGTATGCTAAGGGGATTAGTTCCCTTGGAAGAGACTTGGCACGAAACATTGAATCGGGATGGTCACGCTTACCCACTTCCTATTGCCCTTAATAAAGGCAGGAATGCCCTTTTGGGCCGTGGGTTTTCTTCTAATCCCTCTGATTTGACGTCTGGCAATGTTGCTTTCATTCAGGATAGCGGATATAAGCTTAGGCATGTATTCGTTACAAATGAACTCATACAAGTTGCAGCTTTACCTCTGCAAAGATTCCTGATGAATGAGTTAAAGCATATCCCACAAGATGCCACATTTGATCAAGACGCGGCCGTTGGTCGCGTTCAAGAATTCTTGCGGCAGGGATATACTGCACATTGCTACGATCTTCAGAAGTGCTCTGATAATCTACCTCGTCAGTTCCAAATTTCTCTGTTTGAGAAATTGGGGTTGTCACGTGAGTGGATAAACTTTTTCAGAGATGTCACTTCCTCCGAGTGGGAAGTTAGGGATAGGCTGCCTGTCCGTTATTCGGTAGGCAAGAAGAAATTTAAAGACACTGACCTGATACCCTATGCCATGCGACCGTCGTACGCGTCCAGAAGGACACCTCCTCCGGTCAAATTACGCATGACTGTAGGGCAACAACTTGGATTTGGTCCAAGTTTCCCTGCCTTTTCCTTGTTACACCACTCCATAATCCGCGGTCTCGCTCGCAAATTGGGTTTGATTGCCAGATACGTTCTCCTAGGAGACGATGTGGTTATCTTTGACCCAGTGCTAGCTAAAGCATATGTGGAATTCATGTTATTGAGTGGCGTTCCGATCTCTTCATCGAAGACGATCATATCATCCGTCTTAGCCGAGTTTGCCGGACGACTCATATATCCAGATAAGGTTATTGCAACCTATAAGTGGAAAGGTCGTTGCTCCGACAACAATTTC